TCCCTCTTTAGTATTGGCTGATGGTGTGTACTTTAATTCAAATGCCAATTCTTTATTACCAACCACACGATAAACTTGCTTACAAACTAAGTCTGTTTTAAGTGCTTTCATCATGTTTTTGGCAGTACGAATTGCTTTTGCCTTACTATCACACTGTGCTACGATAATTCCGTCCGATTTTTTGAGTACTTCGAAGACTCTTTTCTTCGTTAATTTCCCCTGCACAACATTATTAATAAATTCATAAGGACGTTCTCTAGTATCAGCCGAACCGGCCTCTTTAACTACGATACATCCCACACCAGTTGCAGAATCGAGTTTCTTTTTTGTCAATATATTATTGGCAAATTCTTCAAAATTAACTGGCTTTTCATTATTAAACGATATTGTAACATTTTTAATTACTGTAATGCCCAGTTTTATAGCTTTTTCTTTGGCCTCTTCAAGGCTAAATGCTTTAATTTCAAATATTTTCATAAAACATTATCATAATCATAACACATCTATTTCTTTGTAGAGAACTACAAAGATACTATATTTTTAAGACAAAACAAAAAAATTAACCGATAAATTCGACCTCTTCTTTATTGCCAGTTATCTCATAATAAGCAACTTCTTTTAGAAGCCTTTCATATTCATGCTTGCCTTCAAGTATATGTTTTTCATTTACTTTATATAACCTTGTATTATAGTCAACAGTATTAACTACTAGTACATTTCCGTTAAATTTCCAGTTATGATTAAATCCATATTCCTTAGCACAATATGTTTTTAGAATCATTCCATACAATGCAAATTGTCTATAATAATGATAATGAAAAAATGATCCACCTGCTCTTTTCATAAATAAACCAATCGGTTTACTTGTTGTTTTTAAGTCATTTAGTGTCAATATTTTATTATCCTCATCAATAGTCCAATTATCTGCCTTCATTTTTAATTTTAGAATTGTGAATTTATCTTTATATGTTACCATAACATCTAAAAATAAAGCGTCTTCATTAAAAGAAGGTAGTGGAGATAGAAAATCATCTTTTGGGTTTAGAGCGGATTGTATGGCGTCATTATTGTTGACACTTGTTAAACAAGCGTTACATATATCCCAATCTTTATTGTTTAACAATATTACTGAATTATCACAATTTCTTGTGTTCCAATAATAATTGAACCCCTCTTTTATTATTTTCTTAATCTTGGCATCTATTTGATTAACATAATAATTGCAGTCTTGAGAAGCTTGTACAATAGAATCATAAATTGATAGACCCTTTTTTCGATAAACTTTAATTTTATCTAATGTTGCTCCTAATTTCGCCGAGGGCTTATTACATTTTTCTCCTAAACTAAATGCTTCCGGTTGTAATACTAATTCATGAATTGCGCTTCCTAAAAGTAAACTTTGCGTTTCAAGTTTAGGAGGATGCCGATATAAATCCGGCGATCCTCCCTCTTTTACATTAATATATTTTAACCTAGAATTACTTATATAGTTAGAATATTTTTTAGAAAAGTACTCTTCATCAGAAATCTTTAGTCGTTCTGCTGAGTCTGTTATTGGGATTATTTTAAAATCTGATAATTTTATTTGTTCCATCTTTATTTTATTTTCAAATTTAAATCCATTATTCTATGATGACCTACGTTATAGTGTTTATTATGAGGTGCATCCATTAAATAACAGAAAATTCCAGAGTTTAAACATTCTTTAAATGTTTGATATTTGTCGTCAATCATAATTGAAACTCCCAAATTTTTCAAAGTTTCAATTTTTGACATATTCCACGGAAGTGTATATATAGGAGCTTTTGGAAGATTATTTTTCTGAATAGCTTCCTGAGTCCATTCTATAGGAATAGATCTCGCGGTAACATAATAATCAACTTCAAAATTTGGAATATTTTTAACTGGCATATTAACCCAAAAATCTTTATCTTGAGTTAATTGTTGAAGATTTTCGTTCATATTATAATCTCCATTCCAGTAATCAGATAATTCTGCATTGAATTTTTTAGAATATGATCCTAAAAAATCAAATACTGTATCATCTAAATCCAAAGCCACAATGGGTTTATTTACTGGCGCTATTATTCGATCATCTCCTTGTGGATAAATTGAATAATATTCAGCTAAAATTAAAGCATCCATAGCAACTTCTGCTATATTTAATAGACCTTCTTCCGTAAAGTCTTCTCCGGATTCAAATTTTATGAGATGATTCTTTAACGAAGATATAACTTCTGTCCAAGCAATCCCATATTTCCATTCATTTTTACCATATTTTTTTAATTTTTCAGTAAGAACTTTACTTACTTCGTTAATCCCTTGAACAGGAATTAAATCATATCGTATATTACTCATCTTTTATTTATTTATATTGCCAAACTCCATTGATTTCAATGAAGGTAGGATTTGATTTTAAATATTCTATTGGAAAAATTTCATTCGTGTCTTTAAGAATGGCTGTTGGCGTATCAATATTAACGTAATCGTCAATGCCAGTGCAATATTTACAACAGTTTTTACAAAAATACGCCTGTTCGTAAGTGGATCAAACATAGTTTGTTAATGGTTCACTATAACTACCGCATCTAGTACACTGTACATCATCACTTTCTGAATATTCACCTTCTGTATCGTCCAGATGAATGTTTCCATTATGTGGATTTGTGCTAATAGTATTTTTTAGTTTATTATAATATCTGAAAGAATCTAAATATGGAAACATTTCATATTCTTTAGAAAGAGTTATTGTTAGTGATAATGCGTGGGGAATTTTATAGTTATCCTTTGGAATAAGCCATTTTTGTATATCGTCATTTCGAAGCACTGCTTGAGATTCTCGGTAGCACCAATTATGCTCTTTTGCATATGAAATAAAATTTTGCTCCAGATAATCTTCTGCAACATAAATTCTATCCATGAGGGTATATTCGGGTAAACACCAAATAATTGCTCTGCCTAAAATTTTACCGCTTTTTAGTAAAATAAGCATTTTAGCATTATCTTGATATATATCAAAAAATGGCTCACAATAGTCATACCTCATACAACTATTTCCTAATGTTCCGCAGGTTTTATAATAATATTTTTCATTATAATACTTGGGAATATCAGATCCAGCAACTATTGTAAATTCTCCTGGGTTATTAATTTCTGCTTTTAACCAATTATTAAAATTTTCGAAATCTTTACACGAATACTTTTTCGTTAATAGTTTTTGAATAACTCTAGCTGGTTTGGAACTTTGGCGATTTTTTCTATCCCAATTTCCAGAATAATTATAAATAGGGGTTTTACCTTTAGGTAAATATGAAATTTCAAAAGGATCTTTTCTTATACTAAGCATTCTAAACTCATCATTAACATATTTCGCGATTATTTTTTGATACTTATTAGGAGCATCCTCGCTAAATTCTGTTGGCAAGAAAGGGTCATTAAAAAGACAACAATAGGCGTCAATTAAAAGATCTGCTTGTAAAAGATCTTCTGCTATTTCACATTTATACTTATTATTGATTTCTGTTAATACATTTCTAAATCCGTCAGATAGCAATATTAATTCTTTTTTCATATTAATTCTCTAAAGACGTTAAAAACATAGAGGCTAAGAAACCTACAAAATCAACGTTATCTTTTAGATTCTCCGCATAGTCTCCGAGATCCAAAGAATAATCAACACTAGAATCTGTCTTATTATATTCTAGTGTTATAGTAATTGCTTTTTCTGTATCAGGATTTTTAAATATTACAATAGCTTTTTCCATAATAAAAAAGGAGAAGCTTTTACTTCTCCTTAATATAAGATTTTAATAATTTATAGAATAATTGCTTATCCATTATAACTGCAGAACCAACTGTTACAATATTAGTTTCGCACTTTTTTTGTTTATTTCAAATAATACAAAAATCTTCGTTAGGAACGGTTGATTCCTCCCTTATAGAAAAATATGGAGGAGTTTGAAGAGTGTGTTTTATCTGAATATAACAAGGTAATTTATTTTCTTTGTCAATAATATCGATTTTATTATCGTCAGTAGATTTACTTTCACTTCGTGAAGAAACAACTCCGGTAAATCCAAGTTCTTTTAATTCATTTACAATTTTTTGTTCTGCTCTATGGCCACGGTTTCTATTATAAGATCCCGTTCTTTTCTTCTGTTTTTTGCCCAAAATAATATTCCTTAGCTTTTTCAATTAAATTTTCAGTTTCTTTTTTACCATATTTTTTACGAAAATCTGAAATATCTTTTGCTTTATATTTTCTTGGAATAAATGCAACTTTTATTTCGGGATGAGCAGCTTTTATTTTTTGAAGACCTTTAATTCCTGCCAAATCATTATCATATAACACTAAAATATTTTTAAATTTATTCTTTAATTTTTCATATTGATTATCTGTTACAAAAATATTTTCAGAGTTTGGGGCAATAGCAGTTACTCCCAATTCATATAATGTCATGCAGTCTTTTAATGATTTAGTTATTACTAAATACTCTCCTCCGTCTTTTGGTAATTGAGAGGCGCCCTGAATTTTTAAAGAACTCCAATTAGATAAAAATTTATACTTATTTCTGCCTGCAAAATAAATCCTCCATTGTTCTATTCCGTTTTTTGTTCCGCCATAATAACCATAAATATGTTGATTCTGACTTTCTAAATGAAACAAATTGCCATTTAAAAAAACATTCTTACATGAATAAACATTAAACTTTTTAAGGGTTTCTTTTGAAATACCATAAGATTTTCATCAAGATAGTTCATAATCTTGAAAATCTCTTACTTCTACTTGAATAATGGCGGATTTTCTTTCTTCTAATTTACTTCCAGTATATTCAAGTTTTGGGGGGTTGATTTCTAAATTTTTTTGGTGGATTATTCCAAAATCGTTCCCAATAATTTGAAGAGCTTTTGCAAAAGAACATTGAAATTTTTCCATTACCACAGAAATAAAATTTCCGCAGAAAGAAGATCCAAAATCTTTAAAGATTAAATCTCCATTTTTATTTCTATAAAATGCGCACGTTGGATTTTTATCCCGCCTCAAGGGGCTAACAAATAGCCCCTTTCGAACAGGAATTCCAAGGTAATGTTCCATTAATCGTTCCTCTGGAACTCTTTTTAATATCAATTCTTTTGTAACTCTAATTGGTTCTATTGTAATTTCCATGATTAGAAGGGAAGATCGTCCTCTTCTGCATCAATATTTTTATCCATTTCCTCTAAAGTATCTTTTACGTCTACTTTAGAAGCCATGTTAGTTGGTTTGGCGTTTTTAGATGCTTCAATTTGCCTTAGCTCTCGTGGTGTTAAAGTCAAATTATGGCCAATAATTCTAGTAGAAATTGCAAGATTTCCGTTTCTATCAATTCTTGCCGGATAAGATGGCATTGATGCAAATCCATTATTTTGAGGAATAAGTTTCACTTGAACTTGTGCCTTTCCTACAAATGGATCAGTTAAATCCTTAACTGTATTTACCACTTTATTAAAAGTTCCAGTAAGTTCTTCCTTTCCAGAATCAATATCCTCAATAATTTTTGGATTAACCGCTTCAAGAATTTCTCTAACAATAATTAGAAAATGGTCAAGCTGAGAAGCGTTTGGTCCATACTGACCTTCGGTCCTTTCTGATGATTCGGGCTCAAAGAAATTTTGAGTATATTCACCATATCCTTCAATATCCAATTTAAGAGATAGGGTTTTATATGTATTGCCGTTTTTCTGACTTGTTACCTTTCCAAGTTCGACGCCCTTAAAAGTGGCGTTTTTAATTCCTGGTGATAGAAAATTTCCACTATCTTTTGCTTTTAAAGCATCACTAAAATTAAAATTCATATTATTAATTATTTTAATAATCTAAATCTCTTATTTTAAATTTTCGAGATCAAGCTCTTCTTCTGAGAGATCGTCATTATTTGACGGCTCTTCTATTTTAACCATTTTAAAATAGTTGTTAAATGGTTCCAATCTAAAGAACTTGCCGTATTCTAGCAGAATTTCTCTCTGCATACCTCTAAACGATACGGTGTTAGACTTTGTTAATCTATTGCCATCAGACTTATCTGTAAATACTTCAGATTTTCCTATTACTGGAAATGTTTCTTCTGGACTTATTGTATAGTAAGTGATTAAAAGTCTGTCACTTGGTCCTACCTCAAGTAAATTTACAGCTTCTTTAGATAATGTTAGCTTATTATTATCTACTGAGACAATAGCATTATCCTGCAATTCCATTATTTTTCTAGAAGAGAAGGGTAGATTCGTTCCCAATGAAATTCTAATTGACCATCTGGTTTCATTTCGCCCAATTTTATAATCGCATTCTTTAAATGCGCTGGCCTAGCACCACATTCGGTGAATTTATCTGATGTGTCAAAGCTTAGAATAGTATTAGAGTCTTCATCTCTGTCCAGCAAACCTATTGCATCTGCTTTTGCGGCCAAAATACGACCTAGTTTTCCTGCAAGATCGATTTGCTTTATAGTTAATTCACTTTTATCGATGGCTGCATCTTTACAGTGACATACTAAAATTAAATTTCTTGTACAAGATTCTACCTTGTCA